TTGAATATTATTCAGCAGCTATTTGAGGGTTACTACTCAGTCTTTGATGCGAAAGCATTGGGGTCTAGTAGTAACTCTTTTGCGTTAGAAGCATTTAAAAGTAATCCACTGGTGGCTATTCAGCATGATGGAGACTTGTCAAGGATTGAGGATAATACAAGGCTTAACAGTTTGGTCTCGCATGAGTTAATGACTGTAAATGAGAAATTCAAATCAACATATGCGAACCGTTTCAAATGTTTCTTATTTATGGGAACTAATAAACCTGTACGTATTACAGATGCCAAATCCGGTCTTATAAGACGACTGATTGATGTATCTCCATCTGGAAATAAGCTTAATCCAAAGGAATATAAGACCATTGTGAAACAGGTTAGCTTTGAACTTGGTGCGATTGCTTATCATTGCCGTGAAATATATTTGAATAATCCTGGCAGATACGATGATTATATTCCAATTTCAATGCTTGGTGCATCTAACGATTTCTATAACTTTATAGCTGATTCTTATTATGTGTTTAAGAAAGAAGATGGAACAACCCTAAAAGCAGCTTGGGAAATGTATAAGAATTACTGTGAGGAAGCGAAAGTTGGTTATCCGTTATCGAGAAGGGCATTCCAGGAAGAATTGAAAAACTATTTCAAGGATTTCCAAGAGAGATTTAATTTTGATGACGGCTCAAGAGTACGAAGCTATTACATAGGATTCAGAACAGATAAATTTGAAAGTGATACTCAAACAAAGAAAAAAGAGACACCAAAAACTTATCAGATAGAGTTCAAAGAACAGGAGTCAGTATTTGATTCTGTATGTGCGGATTGTCCAGCACAATATGCTTCGCAAAATGAAACCCCACAGCAGAAATGGGAAAAAGTAAAAACAAAATTATCTGCTCTGGATACCTCACAAATTCATTATGTGAAAGTTCCAGAAAATCACATTGTCGTAGATTTTGATATTCCAGACGAAACAGGAAATAAATCTTTCGAAAAGAATTTGGAAGCTGCTAGTAAGTTGCCACCGACTTATGCAGAACTGAGTAAAAGTGGTCAAGGAATACATCTTCATTATTTATATTCTGGAGACCCTTCTAAGCTAAGCAGAATCTACGACGACCATATAGAGGTAAAAGTATTTACTGGTAAAAGTTCATTAAGAAGAAAACTAACGAAATGCAACAATTTACCAATAGCTACTATATCTTCTGGATTGCCAATGAAAGGAGAAGACAAAATGGTAAATTTTGATGCCATAAAAAGTGAGAAAGGACTTAGGACACTTATAAAGAGAAATCTCAATAAGGAAATCCATCCAGGAACTAAGCCTAGTATCGATTTCATATACAAAATATTGGAGGATGCTCATAGTAGTGAACTCAAATATGATGTAACAGATATGCGAAATGCGGTATTAGCATTTGCAGCGAACAGCTCTCATCAAGCAGAGTATTGTATCAAGCTCGTCAACAAGATGCAGTTTAAATCAGAAGAAAATTCTAATGCTGTAAAAAATGATGATGCAAAGCTTGTATTCTATGATATTGAGGTATTTCCGAACCTGTTCCTGGTCAACTGGAAAATAGAGGGTGAGGGAAAGCCTGTTGTCAGAATGATTAACCCAACACCGACCGAAATAGAGGAATTGATACAGCTTAGATTAGTTGGGTTCAACTGTAGACGATACGATAATCATATTATGTATGCCAGATTGATGGGGTATACGAATGAACAATTATATAACTTATCACAAAAGATTATTAATAACAGTCCAAATTGTTTCTTCGGAGAAGCCTACAATATTTCGTTTACAGATGTATATGATTTCTGCTCAAAGAAGCAATCTCTTAAGAAATGGGAAATTGAGTTGAGCAACAAGGCTAATGATCCATATTCGAAGATGGACGATGAAGTCAGAGCATTATGCAAAAAGATAAAGCACCACGAGCTTGGACTTCCTTGGGACCAACCTGTTCCGGAAGAACTTTGGACAAAAGTAGCTGAATATTGTGATGATGATGTTATCGCCACAGAGGCTACATTCAAAGCAAATCTTGGTGATTTCGTTGCCAGAGAGATTTTAGCAGAGTTAGCTAATGGTTCAGTAAACGATACTACCAATAGTTTGACTACAAAATTTATATTTGGAAAGAATCGCAATCCTCAGAGTGAATTTATGTATAGGGATTTGTCTGAGCCGGTTACGGAATTACCAGATGATGTATTAGAATTCTTAAAAGAGGCAAAGCCGGAGATGATGGCTGAACCATTCCACGGACCAAAAGGTGATAGTTTATTACCATATTTCCCAGACTATAGATTCGAGAACGGGAAATCCCTTTACAGAGGTGAGGAAGTTGGAGAAGGCGGAGAAGTATGGGCGGCTCCAGGAATGTACGGACGCTCAGAAACAGAAGATGTTGGTTCGATGCATCCTAACTCAGCTATATCAGAGTGCTTATTTGGACCAGATTTCACAAAGAGGTTTAAAGATATTTTGGACATTCGTATCCATATTAAGCATGGCGATTTCGATATGGTACGAGATATGTTTGAAGGTGCATTAGCCAAATATCTTGATGATACAGGTAAGGCAAAGGCACTGGCTCAAGCGTTGAAGATTGCGATTAATTCTGTGTACGGATTAACAGCCGCAGGATTTATGAATGCCTTCAGAGATTCAAGGAATAAGGATAATATTGTAGCAAAGCGAGGAGCATTGTTTATGATTGACCTTAGGCATGAAGTTGAAGCACAGGGATACAAAGTAATTCACATTAAGACAGACTCTATTAAGATTGAACATCCGGATGATTATATTCTTGATTTTATTTGTAAGTATGGCAAACGTCACGGATATGATTTCGAGGTAGAGCATATATTTGACAGGATTTGTTTGGTCAACAATGCTGTGTATGTTGCAAAATTGGCTGATGATGATCCAGAAAACCCAGGAACATGGACCGCTACAGGAACTCAGTTTCAGATTCCTTATGTATTTAAAAACCTCTTTAGTAAAGAGGATATTAAATTCGAGGATATGTGTGAAACGAAGTCTGTAAGCGGTTCTTTATATTTGGACTTAAATGAGGACTTACCGGATGTGTCTCAATATGAAAAAGAATTTAGTAAAGCTGAAAGTGATTTCAAGAAAGGATTGCTGTCTGATACGACATTTGAAAGCACTTGTCAGAGACTAAATCCACTTATCGCGAAAGGGCATAATTATCGCTTCATTGGAAAAGTTGGACAGTTCTGTCCTATAAAAGACGGATGTGGTGGCGGATTACTTATGCGTGAGAAAGACGATAAGTATTATGCCGCAACAGGTACAAAGGGATATAGATGGCTGGAATCTGAGATGGTCAGAGAACTTGATAAAGTTGATGACATTGACAGGTCTTACTATGACAAACTTGTGAATGAGGCAGTAGATACTATTTCTCAATATGGTGATTTTGAAATGTTTGTGTCGGATGACCCATTTATAACGGAGAAGAAGCAGAATACACCAAAGCTTATGCCTTGCGGAGATGCTAAATACGCAACTTGCTTTGACTGTCCGCATTTCAATGACGACGCATACCATATGGATTGTGGAAAAAATTATGATATTTCAGAAGTGATTTCAAGTCAGGTGATGAATCCACCTGTAGAAACTAAATAACAATTAAAGGAGATTTTTATCATGGCTAATAAAGCAGTAGGAAACATTAAAATTGAAGGGGCTCACATTATGTTTAGAAACTTCAGAGGAGAGGAGTCTAAGTACAATCGTGCTGGCGACAGAAACTTCTGTGTACTCATTGAAGATGACATGGATGTTGAGCAGTTATCAAGTGACGGATGGAATGTAAGAATTCTTGAGCCTAGAGATGAGGGAGATGAACCAAAGCATTATATTCAGGTCGCTGTAAGTTACAAGAACATTCCACCAAAGATTTATATGGTTACTAGAAGAACAACTACTGAATTAGATGAGGATTCTATCAGTACATTAGATTTCGCTGAAATCAGTAATGTTGATTTGGTAATTAGACCATATTCCTGGGAAGTAAATGGAAAGACTGGAATTAAGGCATATGTTAAGACGATGTATGTAACTATCGAAGAGAATGAGTTTGCTGAAAAATATGCAAGAGAAGAAGCTCCGGTAGAGGACGAGGTTCCATTCTATTAAAATCTGCGGGTGTCAGCTAATTATGGTTGGCACCCATTTATGTTTGAAAGGAGACGCATATGTTCTTTAAGAAAAAGTCATTTAATAAGCCGAAACCACCGGTTAAGAATGTGACAAAGAAATGGGAACCGACAATTGATTTGTCAAACATTGATAAAAAGAAAACGGTTGAACCCAGACAAAAAGTAGAAATAAAAACAGAAAAAATGCCGGTTGGGACATTTTCAAAAGACTTTCTGAATGAGTTTAATAAACTGACAAGGATTCATAGACCATTTGATGTTTGGAGAGATTTTGTGATTATGTTTGCGTGTGCGATATCAAATCCTCTTGATAAATTTCATTATAAAGACAGAGAGGAAAGATATTTGAGCATCATCCATAGATACGGTAAGGACGAACAGATGATATTTCCTAAACTGGCTGCATATACAACAATGGCTTTGGACGCTAATCCGGAACAGGATTTCTTAGGAAAAATGTTTATGGATTTAGGACTTGGTAACAGTTCAGCTGGTCAGTTCTTCACACCATATTCAATTTGTCAGCTGATGGCAGATGTTGTTACTAGCGATTTAGATAATAATCTTCAAGATAAGTTGGAAAAGCAAGGTTATATTTCTCTTGCGGATGAATGCTGTGGAGCAGGAGCAACCCTTATAGCTGCTATTAATACTATTAAAAGAAAGATGGAAAAAGCAACGCCATCGATGAACTTTCAAAGACATTTACTGGTTGTCGGACAGGATATTGATGAAACAGTTGCTCTTATGTGCTATATACAAATTTCTTTACTTGGTGTAGCTGGTTATATAAAAGTTGGAAATTCCATAACAGATCCGATGACAACGGATGACGATAAGAGCAAATACTGGTATACACCTATGTACTTTTCGGATATCTGGGTGATTAGAAGATTTTAATAACAAAGAAAGGATGACACCATATGAAAAAGAGATATTCAATTTCTCAGAGAAAGTGCGAGCAGGGACTGGTAGCTTTTTATAGTTATGTAGCCGAGATGTGTAATATAGAAGTTACAGAAAAGAGCACATTTGATTGCACGAAGATTTGTGTAACGAAACCTGTGCAGGATTCCATAATACAATATTATTCTGAATATCAGAAATTATCAGATGAAGAAATCGGTACAAAATTGCTTCTGTACGGACCTAAAGCAAATCTCATAGGTGCTGGATACGAAGTTGAAGTTGAGGATGGTTTTGTCATTGAGGGTAAATAAATGGCAGGTGTTACATTAAGAAACTATCAATTAGATGCAATAAAAAGGATGAAAACAGGTTGCATTTTATGTGGTGGTGTTGGAAGTGGAAAATCCTTAACTTCAATAGCTTATTACTATGTGCAAAATGGTGGAATTATTGGAACTGATATTTATGAACCAATGGACGACCCACCTAAAGATTTGTACATTATAACGACCGCCAGAAAGCGTGATACTTGTGAATGGGATGGGGAATTAGCACCATTTTTATTGTCTACACATGATGATGCGAATTTATATTCTAACAAAGTGATTGTGGATTCATGGAATAATGTGAAGAAGTATTCAGATGTAAAAGACGCTTTCTTTATATTTGATGAGCAAAGAGTCGTTGGAAGCGGAACATGGGTAAAGGCATTCTTGAAGATCGCGAAAAGTAACGAGTGGATTTTGTTATCTGCCACACCCGGGGACACTTGGCAAGATTATATACCGGTTTTTGTTGCGAATGGATTCTATAAAAATCGAAGTGAATTTACAAGAGAACATATTGTTTATAGCAGATTTAGCAAGTTTCCGAAGATTGACAGGTATCTTAATACAGAACGTTTAACCAGGCTTCGGAATAAAATTCTTGTTAATATGGATTTCAAACGACAAACGGTATCACATCACGAAGATATTTATGTTGGATATGACACCATTAAATATAAAGAAGTAACTAAAAATAGATGGGACCCATATAAAAATGAACCCCTACAGAATGCAGCAGGACTTTGCTATGTATGGCGGAAGCTTGTAAATATGGATGAATCAAGACAAGTGGCTTTGCTTGAGGTTATGGAGAAGCATCCGAAAGCTATTATATTTTACAACTTTGATTATGAGTTGGAGCTATTGAAAAATATTCTGACAGAATATGAAGTTGCAGAATGGAACGGTCATAAGCATCAACCAGTTCCAACAAGTGATAAATGGGCTTATCTTGTTCAATACAATGCTGGAGCAGAAGGATGGAACTGCATCACAACAGATACAATTATATTCTTCTCACAAAATTATTCTTACAAAATAATGGCTCAGTCAGCAGGAAGAATTGACAGGATGAATACACCATTTAAAGACTTGTATTATTATCACTTAAAATCTCGCTCTGGAATAGATACAGCCATAGCTAGAGCATTAAAAGCGAAAAAGACGTTTAATGAAAGGAGATACGTAAAATGGTAAACAATTCAGTAAAGGTAGTAGGACAGATACGATTAGGTAGTAGTGTTCTTGATGTATATGGTGATTTGGATGAACCATTGTTCAAGGCAGCAGATATAGCAAATATTATTGAGTATAGTTACGGAAATACGTGGCGAATGCTTGATATGTGTGAGGCTGATGAAAAGCTGAACCTACCAATGGTAGTTGCAGGTCAGAGAAGATCTGTAAGCTTTGTAAATGAGCACGGATTGTATAGTATTCTTTCACAGAGTAGAAAAGAAATTGCCAGAGCTTGGAGAAGGGTTGTTCACGATGAACTTATCAATCTCAGACGAACAAAAGGGTTCGATATTTCCGAGCAGTTTGATGAATGGAACAACGCTATGGACAATATATATTTTGACGAAGCAACCGGACAGCTTATGCAATCAGTCACTACTCCTGGCGGAGATGTAGAACAGATACCATATAAAGGATAGGTGCTTTATGGAAAATTTATATTTTGAAGTTGATTTTGAAAAGTATTGCAAGACCTGTGAGCATAAAGACTTGGACGAGAGATGTGATCCTTGTTGTGAGTGCTTAGACCATGGTAGCAATACTCAATCGGAAAAACCTGTGAATTGGAAGGAGAAAACTCAATGAGAGATACAGTTTTAGTAAGCATTGATTATGATGATAAGACCAATAAAGGTGTACTGTGTGTTGGAAGACAGTTGCCGAATAAATCTGTTGATATTGTTAATGCGATCGATGGTCCGGAAGCTAAAGAGCTGTTTGTAAAGTTAATCACGAAAAAGGCGGTGAAGAAATGAGCTTCCAGTATGACCAATATTTAGCAAATCACAGAGCTAATGTTAAAAGAGGATTTGATTGGCTATGTGAAAATTTACCAGATGTTACGAATAATATTTCAGATGCAGCCTGGCAGATTGAGTTTGCTCACGATAAGTCGAAGGATGAAGAAGACGAGTATAATGCATACGATGAATATTTCTATGGAAATAACAGGTCTTATAAAGTCGTCCAGGATTATGAAAAAGCATGGCTGATACATATTCATAGAAACCCACATCACTGGCAGTATTGGATACTTATTCATGACGATATGGAAAATGGAGAATTAGAGACTATTCTTGAAATGCCATACGATTATATTGTGGAGATGATTTGTGATTGGTGGGCTTTTAGTTGGGCTAAAGGAAATTTGTATGAAATATTTAACTGGTACGCCGAACATTCTGAATTCATGAAACTTGCGCCTAGAACCAGAGAAATTGTTGAGGATATTCTTGATAAGATAAAGAATAGACTTGATAGTTTGGAAGTTGAGCATAGTGGTGTAAAAGGAATGAAGTGGGGTGTTAGAAATGGTCCGCCATATCCTATAAAAGATAACGGACGAGTTGCAACTGTTAAGAAACATGGTACAATAGTAGAAGATGCGATTAATTCTGGTGAAGTAATAAAAACCATAAACAAAGACAAACAAAATCGTCATAACAAAACACAGCATATTCCTGGAAGAAGTTACTTAAATGGTGACACAGAATACGCACAGAAATTAGTAGATAAATATAGCGGAACAGGAGAGTCGAAACTTGACCATAATGGAAAGTGGAATCATCGAGAAAGAATATTTGCCGATGAGGATATTGGTATATATGTTGATGAACAAGGTGTAGAAACACCATCAAATATTGGACTGATAATATATTCTAATACCGGCACGCATATTTATCCAGCACGAAGAAAGGAGAACAAATAAATGAAAATCAATCAAAGTCTTGAGGGAAAGAACGTGAAAATAACTTGCACGGATGGTGAAGTGTTCACTGGTATTGTAAGTGATTATATTTTCCCAGAAGATAATGAACCAGAGGGGATTGCTGCCATAGATATTGACAATTGCCCTCAGAAATTAGGCGAAAGCGTTAGCTTTAATGAAAATGAAATAAAAGATATTGAAATAATGGAATAGGTGATATTTTATGACATATTTTAATATTAAAGAATATCTTGGTGGCTTAACAAGTCATGTTATGTTTGAATACAATGGATATTCTTGCGGAGTAGATCCATTATCACTTGACAAATTTGATATGTGGTATGGTGATAAAAGCATGACTGCTCATTCAATCGAAGAGGTTATGGAAACAAAATTCTTTGATGGGGAATCTCTTAAAGATATTTGGGATGACATAACTGATTTAGAATATTAATTTATATTTACGAAACCCATGAGTCTTTATAGGCTTGTGGGTTATTTTTATTTAAAGGAGACAAATACAATGGAAAACAATATTATTGCAGTAGATTTTGATGGAACTTTATGTGAGAACAAATACCCGGAGATTGGCGAACCAAATATGGAACTTATTGACTTCCTTATGAATTGCCAGCTGAATGGGGATAAGGTTATTCTTTGGACTTGCAGAAATGAGGAGCAGACGAAAGCTGCTGTTAACTGGTGTTCAGAGAAAGGGCTTGTCTTTGACGCTGTTAATGAGAATCTTCCAGAAATTATTACAGAGTTTGGTGGAGATACCAGAAAGATATTCGCAAATGTTTATATTGATGACAGAAATGTATCTTTATATTCTTGCAGAGAAAAGACCTCTATGGATTTATGGGCTGAAAATGAGGTGGAGCTGGCTTGCGAACATGGGAAATCTGGTGATGATGGCGATGGATTTTCTGAGTATGGATGTGCTTGCTACAGAAGTGCATTAAAGGCATTTAATAGTCTTATGGAGGATGGACACAGCGGTATGAGTATTGGAATTACTAAGAATATTCTTAACCGCTTAATTGCCGGAAAGCCATTAACACCAATTATAGATACTGATGATATTTGGAATGCCGGTGCTAGTTTCGAAAGAAATGGAGAAAAATCAACTCAGTGTAAACGAATGAGTTCTTTGTTCAAGCATATCAAAGCAGATGGCTCAATTAGCTACAACGATGTAGCAAGGACTGTATGCGTAAGCATCCATAATCCAAACAATACTTATCATAGCGGATTAATTGATAAGATTATGGATGAGATGTTTCCTATCGCCATGCCTTATATGCCATCAACAAAACCATTCTATGTATATTGCGAAGATTTCTTATACGATACAGAAAATGGTGACTTTGACACAGTTGGTGTATTCTATGTGATTACTCCAAATGGAGAAAAGGTTAAGATTAACCGCTTCTTTGCAGAGAAAGATAATAAGTTTGAAGAGATTGATATTTTCAAATATGATGCAAGAAAAGAGGCTGCGGAGCAATTAAAGAAAGCTGGTGAAAAGAATGATTAATTTCCTTTTAGGATTTGGTTTTGGATCTATTCTCAGTGTATTTTGTTTGTGTTTATTACAGGCTTCAAGCAAATTAGATGAGATGGAAGAAAAATTCAGAGAGGAGCCGGAGAATGAACAGAACTAGATTTATTCAAGGTTTAAATAGTAATATTGAACTTTCTGATAAAGAGAGAAGACGAGCTATACGAAATAGCATAAATAAGAGACCTTGGAAATTGAATTGCACTATTGCTATGGAGGAATTTGCAGAACTCACACAGCAGGTTAGCAAACAAATTAGAGGTTATGGTGACAGAATTGGACTCATAGAAGAGATGGCAGATGCTTATATTTGCTTGAAACTTCTGGAGTCCATTTTTAATATCTCACCAGAAGATATGCAGAAAGCAATTGATGTGAAGATGGATAGAGAAAGGAAAAGATAGTGAATCGAACTACAAAAATTAATGTTCTTGCATATGCTTCACGACCAGAAATGGATATCAACTACTTCGGAGATATTGTGGAATATCAAGGAAAAAGATATTTTGTCAGCCTCTCCGAAGAAGTGGTTGAATTTCGTGGAATTGTGAAAGGAAGTGGCACAGTAAGCGATATGGAAAATTTGGAAGAGAGGAGGTAATGATATGAGTGATATTCATATTATAGGAACGCTTTCTAGGGAAGATACCATCGAAGAGGCGGCTTTATATTATCTTAGACTTGGGTATTCTGTGTCGATGGTTAGAAAACAGCCAAATGAAAATAAAGAAAATTTGATTATGTATTGCTTTAAAAATATTGAAGATTCAACTCGGATTGTAGCTATTCCTCATAAAGACGGAACTTGTGGAGAAGGGACGCAATATGAAATAGCATACGCAAAATTTTTGGGAAAAAGAGTTGATATATGTAAAGGAGATCATAAATAAGAAATGATTAAATTAGAGCACGTAGTTCTGGCGAGTCCGGAGCAGATGGAATTTATTATTGAGGGTATGCGAAATCCTATGAACTCATGGGATAAGAGTGACAGCCGAGTATGCAATTATATGTTTAAAGGATATTGCGATGCTTGCGAAAAACAGGATAATTGCGAGACATGTAGAGAGGAAACTGATTTTTATTTAGGAGGTATGGATGAAGAACTAATGCAGCGTTTGTCCAATGCAGGTACTGACCATAGAAAATTTATGAGAATGATGCCGGTATATGTTAGAATTACGGCACCTTTATATTGGTGGAAAGAATTTGATACATACAAAGTTGGCACTGTTGCTAATAGTTGCAGTACCATGCATAAGATTCAGGCTAAGGAATTTAGACTTGAGGATTTCAGTTGTGAACATTTAATTTCAGACTGGATCGGAGATAATAACGATGCTATCTGGTATAAAGACCCACCTAAAAATGGACCGATTGAATGCCCGATAATATTTTCTCCTCTGGATGCTTTAATAATCACTATTGGAGTATTAAATACGAACCGAGAAGCTTATCTTAAAACAAAAGACAAAAAGTTCTGGTGGCAGATGATTCAGCTTCTTCCGAGCAGTTATAACCAGACACGTAATGTTATGATAAATTATGAAGTTCTGGCAAATATTTATAAATCTCGCAAAGATCATAAGCTGGACGAATGGAGAAACTTCTGCGAGTGGATTGAAGAGCTTCCGTATTCTGAGCTAATTACAGGAGGTGCGGAATGAATGATAAGTATATAAGCATTATCACCAACTTTGGATGTCACTATACTTGTCCATATTGCATCGTTAAGAATAACAACCTAGATATTCCTAGAACAACAATTAATGGTTTGGACTCATTGTGGCTCGAAATTGTAAGGAATCAATGTAATTGGGTTTCTTTATCTGGAGGTGGAGACCCATTATGGAATTATAGTGAACACAAGGACTGGTATGATAAATTTTTTGAAATTACAGAAGATTTAAACATAGAACTTCATACGAGTTTACCTAATGTTGCTGGAGCACCATATGATGCATTTGACAGGGTAGTGTACCACTTACATAGCTTAGAGCAGTTATACAGTATCAAACGACAAAATTGTGCAATCGTCAGGGTTGTGTTTGTAGTGACCGAGAATTTTACAGAAGATATTATTAATCGTATAGCTGTATTTTGTGCGAATTCAGATGATATTGACGAGCTTAGTTTCAGACAGATGGTAGATAATCATTATCAAGAAACTTATTACTGTTACAAATATTTAAAAGCTGGTCATAAAAAATTGTGGTGGTATATAGAGCAGAATGATTACAATTTATATTACTGCCAGAATAAAGTCTATACAGAATATAAGAACATTGGAAGATAGGAGACAAGTATTAATGCTGAAGTGGTTAAGAAAGATATTTCATAAGAAGCCAGATCCGTGTGATGGATGTGATATGGCTATGCTTACAAGTTGGATTTCCTGTGATACTTGCGTAGACGGATGTAATAAACGGAAAGCTACAGAAAAAGAACTTGACGATTTTATGAAATATAGAGGAAGTCTTATGGGTAAGGAGTGATATTTTGACAGTTATAGTAAAAGACTACTGGAAGTCTCATATCAATGCTGTAATTTATGGATATTGTGTTTGTGGGCGAGAGGTACAGCACTCAGCTAAGAAGATTGATGAAAAGTGCCCCTTATGCGGAGCAACTCTTGAGTGGAATTTATCAGATAAGAAATTATGGCATAACGGAAAGGAGAACGAAACAATATGACACATGATAAGTATGATACTGATATTTTAAAAACTCTAAAGTCTATAGATGCGAGTTTGAAGAGTATTGCCAAAAGTGTACAGCCAGTAAACACAACAGTCGTTATTGATAACAACTCAGAAGAGGCTGTAAAAGAGTTCCTAAATTCATTACATAGAAAAAATGTTCAACGTGAGGATGCGGGATGTTAGCAAAGATTTTTGGTGTTTGTGTAGCACTGCTTATTATATTTGTAGGGATACCGTCATTCGCCATTGGATTAGTTATATGGTGGAATTTTGTTCACTACATATTCTTCGAGCCAAGTAGAAATGAATGTGGCGAAATTGATGAGTGCATCGGCTGCAATATTGAGGATTGTTATGATATTCATGGTGATGGTACAAACAAGAAGTGTAAATGGAAAAATTTAATCGATAAGGAAGCGGAGGAAATGAAAGATGACAATTAATGAGTTATTACCTATTTTAATACTGTTGTTTGTGGTGTTTATTTTGGTATATACACTTACAACTAGAATTTTAGAAAGTTTTGAGTATGAGTCAAAGATGGAGACGCTTGGTAAAGTTTCAAAAGCTTTGATAGAAAAAGGTGTATTGATTGATTATAAGGGCTTTACGGAATTACTGGACTTAGAAAAGGAAAAGGAAAATAAGAAATAGCAAATTAAGGAGAAGTAAATGCGTATGATTAGTAGGTTCGGTTACAGAAATCCAGAAGGTTATCCGGACCCAACTGCGTATAGTGCAATAAATAATGTAGAGAAAACACCTGTAGAAAACAAAACATCACAAGAAGATGAAGAACGTTTTCACAAGCTTTTAAATACTATATTTACTATATGTGAGTTGGCTGGATTTCATATCGAAGGAAGAATTGCTATAAAAGACTGTAAAACAGGTAAAATTTGGAGGTAACTATATGAAAATATGTAAAGTAAGACCAGATCGCTCGACCTGTTCCGCTTGTTTAGCTACTCAGGAAATGTGTAACGTGGTCGATGATTGTAGCAAATGTAAATTAAATACTGATACTTATGAATTATTGCAGATTGGAGCTGGATTTTTGGGCGTAGGTTACGCAATGGTTCAAAAAGATGGAAAAATAACCAAAGTGTCATTAAGTCGTGTTTATGATGTAAAGGAGGCTTTATAATGGATATGGAATATGATGATATTTTACAGACATTATGTGATGTGTGGGAAAAAGTTAAGGAGGTTATGAGAAAATTTGCCGAACGATTAAGGGAACTTTTCGGAAGCTTATCTAAAGTCGTTGAGCCTGGAAATCCTATAAAGATGACAGATTATCGATGTCATAGGGACTTTTACGTTCGTGCAGAGTATACATATATTCCAATATTCCGTAGAAATATGCCGTATCACAGAAGAAATTTTTAAGATTTGGAGGTAAATTTGCAGGTGGATAAGCGTGGAAGACCGCCTAGAGACGACGGAGAAGTAAAAAATAAGCAGTATAGATTGCGTTTGTCGGACAGTGAGGAGTCGATTTTAGATGAATTATCGACTGAATATGGTATGCCAAAGGCTGAAATTCTAAGAAGAGGACTAAGAATGCAGCATAATTTACTGAGACATACCGGGTAAATTGATAAAAATTGGTTGAATTCTTGGATATCCATTTAATCATTTTTGGTCATTTTCTGCCCACTTTTGAAAAAATAAAAACGGGCAGAGACTGAAAAATTTGGGCAAAAGTGCGAAAAATATTTAGTGGATATCCAACTTTGGTCAAAAATTTGGGTTTTCTGCCCACTTTTTAAAACGTTTTTGTCCATAGACCGAATGCCCGCAAACCCAGTATTTATGCGGGTTCCGAATTCTTGGATATCCAACTTTGGTCAAAAACCCACTTTTTTTT